GTAAAAATCTGTCGACCATGGAGGAGTTCGAGGTGCTGATCAAGAACGCAGATGGAAAATATAAAGTGGGGTCGTATACGGAGTTCGATATCGTGCTCACGCCACATACGAAAGAGGATGAAGCTGCATACGTTTTAGAGAAGCGGCTCTGTTCTGATATAGAATATGAGAAGCAAGAGAGGGTTGGGATGCCGATGTCGATTGCGATTCCGAACGCAGCGGCGGTTGGAATAGACTACCTCGAGGGGCGACTGACCCGAGAAGACGCGGAGGCAGCGCTCGACGATAAAGATGATGTGAGCTATGCGGTATGGTCGCACACCGACCAGGGGAACTATCGCGCGCGAATGGCTTGTGGGGACGTTGAGATGAAGCCGCGTACGGCGAGAACGTGCTGTTTTCATCGGTTGTCCTGGTGCAAAGAGGGACGGTGCCACACCCGATTAGAGGCGGAACGGGCGCGCGAGTGCGTGCTACTATGCCTGCTATTGGTCGAAGAGGACGGGAAGATCTCGGTCGGGCCACGAACCCGTGAGGGGGCGCGCATCCAGTGCTTCGCGCCCACAAAGAGTGCGTACATACTGCCCAAGCCGCAGTACCGGACCATGTGGCGCGATGAGCTCGAGTCCTTTTTTAAGGTACAGGCGAAGAAACGGCCCATATGCAATCTGTCCGTTTACACCGAGATGGCGGTGCGATCCCTGCTGTTAGACATATTTTGCATACTTTACTGTTTCCTCCCCGCGGGTCATAAGATGAGGGAAGGTGAGTTCCGCACCACTCGCCAGGCGCGTGCGGCGCTGCTTCCTCGGAAGGTCTTAAAGAGCCCAGGAGGAGTGGCGCAGCGCATACATAACCTGTTGGCGCATGTGCTCCACTTCGGTGAGGTTCAGACGAGCCCGCGCGCGTTCCGGGACGACCCCTTCTCCTGGGTCTTACGTACGCCCCTGGTGGCGCACGCGGAGCGCGCGCGCGACGATGACGAGGCGCTCACTTACTACGTTGCACTGAACTTCCTGCTGGCGGGCATCCCGGGTGCGTGTTTAGAGAGCCTCGATATCGTTCGTATTGAGCCCAGGCGGGAGGCGCGAGTGCAATACGAGTTAAAGATGCAGAAGACGACGAAGTACTGCGACGTTCCCCTGCACGCATGGCTCAGCCAGGAGTACGGCGCGCCGCAAGTTGGGACGGATGCCTCAAAAGGGATGCGTGGAATGCTGGGGCGCGCGCTCGAGCAGGTACGCGCGGGGGGGCTACTCCGAATTAGAAAACGTGCGGAACACCCCGCTGTAAGAACGTACGCCTCTGTTCACGCGTTGATGGGGTTTGTGTGTAATGGCTTGAAGGAGGTGGCTTCAGTCATCGTGCCCTACCGTGCGCCACGAAAGAGCTTCCTTTTGGTCGTCTTTGGGGACGAGCGCCTGGACGATTCTGCCGTCGCCGACATCGAGGCCTCGCGGCTCGGGAAAACGCGATCGTCGTTCCTGGGGACGTGCGTTGTACGGTTGACTAAGGCGGGCGTCCCCCTAGTCCGAGTGCCGGAGGGTGTCCGAAGGATCGTGGAGGCCTACCTGTGGGGGTCAACTCAGGGGACGTATGTCGCCATAAAGCCTCGAAGCGCAACCCGCGAGATGGCGGATTTCATGACGAAGGTGTTGCGGTACCGCGATTAGCGCCGCGGACTCCTTGGGTAATGCGAAGCCCGTCGACCGATCAGGATAC